TGGGCATAATCCTCTTTGTATGATTTTATCATTTCTGTGGATAGAATCGAGCTGTCAAAATCTTTATTTACTTCTATTGTATTTTCTCCAAAGGATCCATCTGTTTTATATTCGTCAAACATTGCAAGTGCTGCGTTGATTCCCTCTTCCAGTTCGTTAGCATAGTTTGTGAGTTTACTCTCTCCAGTCATGCTCTCTTTTTCGACTTGTGTCGCTGTTTTGTTTTTCTGTTCGGTTGTGAAGGAAACGGATATCCGATTCATTTGCTCCTCATGGTACGAGATGCGGCTTTTCAACATTTCATAATTTTTACCTTCCATCTCGATCCACTTTACATCGGAGTCCATCGTGCTTGGAAACTTAAGGCCTTTATTGATCCCAAGTGTCTTTGGTGTATCTCCTCCTGTGTCTCCAAAGACAGCCAGGAATGCTGCTCCTCCAACTCTCGTGTAGTTATCTACTTCGCTGTTTCTATTCATGTGCGTGATGTTGATCTTTGCCATGTCATAGAATGGCGGCTTTTCATCATTGCCAACTTTCACGATTGGTATTATATCAAGTCCGGTTTCTTTCATGTCATAAAATTCTTCATCTCTGAATGTCCATATCGTGCCATCATCATCCCATACTTTTATCTGTTCTTTTATGACCGATGAATAGTCTGTCTCTTCCTCGTAATATTCCCTAATCACGATTTGGATGTATTGACCGAGACTATTTGTTTTCCAGCTTAATAGATTACTTCTTAAAATATTTACAAAATATGGCCTTATGCCCTGGGCTTTTTGTTGCGTCTTGTTTTTTACCTCTTCTGGATCGTATGATGTGCTGTCTGCAAGAATAAAAGTGTAGCCTTCTTTTATTCTGCTAACAAGAACTTCTTTTCCAAATTCATTTAAGCTGTCCATGAAGTTGATGTTTTTTGAATACTCCAGGATCTCTTTGTTTTTGATTCCGGTTTTATCTATTGGTTTTCTGAATATAATATTCTTAATATCATCTATTGTTGAAAAGACGTAATTGTCAAGAGTTGCGATATCTTGTCTGTCTGTGAAGTCCTGGGTTTCCTCCTGTGAATATCGTTGGATGTATTGCTTTGCCGTATCTATTCCATCGTATATGCTATTAACTTTTGCGAGTTGATGCACGTGCTGATTATACAGTGGATGCTTGAAGTTGATTTCGTCTGCCATGTCTATTCCTATTCGTGGAGTGATGTGCATAATTATATCATATAAAACATAATCATTAATAGCGGATATCCTCGCACGCGCACGTGCGTAGAACAAACAATAGTATAATTAGTATTATTAGTATTATTGGTTTGTTTGGTTTTTTTGGACTTTTAAGCCCTGCCGTGCTTTGCGGCCGATTGATAACCCCAGCCCCTGGTTTTGATTTCTTAAAGTTTTTTTAAAAATACCAAACACACCAGCTTCCCTCTTGGGGTATTTTTTGTGTGATTTTATGGAATGGGATGGATTATGTGTGTTTTTTATTGTACGCGGTAATTCTATTTCCGGTTGCTGGGTATTCGTAATCTATGTAGTATCCGATTCCGGTAGTGATGTGTTGATACTCTGTTTCGATCTCTTGAAAGGTGCTTCCTTTTTTTGTTTGCACGGTTGCCAGGCCCTTGTCTGCATATTTGGCTTTGACCGGGTTCACAAGTAGATTAATCTCTCCTTTTGTATTCTTGATCTTTGCTCTTACTGCATTTTGTCTATCTTTGATTGCTGGTGCTTTTGATTTTACTTTTCTCTGGTATGCCCAGCCGTGCTCTCTCAATGTGGATTCTATTTGCGTGTAATCTGATGAATGGCCGTGCTTCTCTCCTGCTCTTCCTGCTGGATCTCCATATATGACTACCTTTTTGTTTTTGTGGTCCTTATATCTCTCCACAAATTCAAGTGTACTTTGTGTGGATATCGCGCTCTCGAGAATGATCTCGTCAAGTATGTATATTTTTCCGTCCCTCACCACTCCGATCGCGGAGCTCATAGGCGTGTAGTTGAAGTCATGCATCCACAAAAGGCGCTCATGGCTTTTGATAGTTTCGTTTGTGTGATTATCCTTGGAATAATCCTCGTATACCCGACCAGTAGAAGTCTCGAAGCTGGCCTCGTATTCCTGGAGGTATTGTTTGCGCGACATTCTCCTCTTTGCTGCTTCTATTGTCTTTGCCGGGAGTATTTCGCTTGATTTCCAATGGTAAAGCTTCCAGTCCGGATCATTGCTGTTTTCAGCGTATTGCGCCATCTCGTAGTAATGATTCAGTCCATCTGGAACACCAATCAACCAACACCACGCCAAATAATCAGGACGCGATGGGTTGAAGGTATCTAGTGCTGGGGATATATGGTTCTCCCAGGCTCCCTCTTTAATGTCTGCTATCTCATCAATGATCCCGCCACTCCAGAATGTCCCTTCTATTCTCTCTGGCTTGTCGAGCCCAATCAATGTTATTGTCGTGCCGTTTTTGAAGTGTAGGATGAGTTCTGTTTCACTTGGTGGTTTGAGTTTTTGGGATTCTGGCATGAGTTTTTTTAGGTCCATCCAGTAGATCTTTTTTACCTGATCTCTAGTTGGCGCTGCTACGAAGTATGCCTCTCCCGAATTCCGCAGGGCCTCTTTGATAATGAACCGCTTGGCGCGCTCTGTCTTTCCGCTACGCCTCCCCGCCGGCACCACCTTGAATCTAACTCTATCGGTGATGAGTTCAAGTTGTATCACATGGTCTTTCAGCTTGTACCATCTCTCCTGGTTGATCTTTGATAGGTAATTATCTATCATTAATCCGGGAGCCCATCTGCTATTGCTGCACTGATCTCATCTGTCGTGACGTCATACTCTGGTTCTTCTGGTATTTCTTCTTTTCCCCCCAGGGCGATTCGTGCTGCTGTCTCTACGCCGTTCTTGATAGTCCTTTGGTGTGTTGACCTGTCTGTTGGTGATAGCTTCTTATTTTCGGTGATGTCCTTTTGAACTGCTGCGAGGTTGTGTGCTGTAGCGTTAAGTCCGAGATCGATGATCGTCTCCACAAGCTTCACGTTCTTCATGTGTCGCTTTACTGCCAAATCGATCGCGTTCGATTCTGTTCGATTTTTAGTCGATTTTTCTGTCTCAACCTCAATGGCTTTTGCAAGTAGGGCCGCGTTTTCTTTTGGTATTCCTTTGATTATTATTCCGCACGTGGATGAACTAATCTTATGTTTCTTTGCGAGTGCATTTTGTTTGTACTCTCCTGTCTTCCAATCGGCCCTGATCCTGCTTTTTTTCTGTGCACTTAAAGCCATTAATTCTCCTCAAGCAAACTCATGCTATAAACTCATCCCAATCAACAGCTTCACCATTTATAGTGACTTTCGACTCTCCTGTATAGTCTCTCACTCTTTGCGCTGCGACTTGGACGTACTTTGGTTCGAATTCTATCGCATAGCATCGTCTTCCTGCTCTAATGCACCCCACGAGAGTTGATCCGCTACCACTAAATGGTTCTAGGACGATCTCTTTTGGTCTGCTGCTGTTTCTTATTGCTCTCTCTGCGAGTTCAACCGGTTTTTGTGTTGGGTGTTGGTATGTGCTTGTCGCGTCTTTGCTAACCTCCCAGGCGGTGCTGCCCTGAGTTACTATGTCGATGAAGTCTAGGAGCTCTTCTTTTGTCATATCTTCCAAGGCTTCTTTGTCTCTCCAGATCGTGGTCCCTGTTCTGTCCCCGTGCCATTCGCAATTTGCCTCTTGCTTGATCGCGTCGAATAGCGGTTCATGCTTCCAGTGGTAATCGCTGCGTCCAAAAGAAAACATATTTTTTACCCAGAGTAATTGCTGTTTGACTCTGAATCCAGTCTGCTCGAGTGCGTCTTCAAACTCTCTTTGCGTTCTGCTGGCATGGTAGATATAAAGTGCCGGGTTCTCTTTTGTGAATCGGTGGAGCAATTTAAAACTTTGTATAAGAAATGCTTTCAAATTGTCCTCCGTCAAATCATCGTTGGCGATATTATCGAATTTGTCGCTTTTGTATGCTACACCGTATGGTGGATCTGTATTAACCATAGCTGCTTTTTCTGTCCCCATGAGATGCTTGAATATCTCGAGGTCCGTGCTGTCTCCACAAATGATCTTGCTGCCATCTGAAAACTCGATAATGTCTCCAAAATTAATCGCAGTGCGATCTGGTACTTCTGGTACCTCATCCGGATCAACTTCTCCATCATAGATGATCTCCTCTTCGATCATTGCTTCGAGTTCCCCTTCATCAAAGCCGGTGATGGATAGATCAAAGTCCGGGATCTCTTCGAGAATCGACTTCACCTCGTCTTTTAAAATATCAAAATCAAAGCCGCTATTCATCGTGAGTTTGTTGTGCGCGATGATATATACTTTTTTCTGTATCTCTGTCATGTCTTCGAGTGTGATGGTTGGTACTTCTTTTAACCCCATGCTTTGCGCTGCGAGAAGTCTTCCATGTCCTTCGATAATGGTTCCATCTGTATCGATCGCGATAGGATCATTGAATCCAAACTCTTTTATACTATCGACGATTTGTTTCACTTGTTCTTTTGGGTGGAGTTTCGCGTTCTGTTCATACGCATGAATTTGATGTATCGGTATGTATATAATTTTTAGTTTGCTCATAATTTTTCCTTTATCTCTCTTAGTATTCTATGTAGTGCCTGGTCGTCGTTCCGGATCTTTAATCCCCGGGCAGTGAGAATACCTATCTGATTTTTTGTCTCCTGGACCTCATCAAAAAGTTTTAACATATTATCACACTTTTTTTTCTTATTGGCTGGCATCGTGTGCCTCTTTTATCTTCTTTTGTATCTTTTCAACGCTATTATTTGTATAATCTGCTATGTATTTCTCTACTCGGTTCAGCTCCTTGGTGTTGAGCTGGTGCCAGTCATGTGGCTTTCTGTTTTCTTTTATTTTTGCGCTTGGATCCCCTGTAACCATAATGCTCAATATGTATATGCCATCTGTCTTTTTTTCGATGGCCCACTTAACGATTCCTAGTTTAAATTCAATCCTCATATCATCTCGCGATCGAGAAAGGAATAAAAAAACGTTTTGTTTCTGCTATCTGTTTAGTGATCGTCTTTGTGTGAAATATTTTCATTTTATGGAGTAATTTTTTCATTCTGTTTATCCTTTATGCTTCTATATTCTATCTGAATTCCGCTATTTTTTGCAAGAGATACCCCATAATTCATGCCATCACTAATCCCCATGTCCGTATAAACAACGGTTTTTTCTGCAACTTTGCGCCATGCTAAACCGGCGTCTATGCCATGCTGTCTTTCGTGCGGTATGTCATCATCGAGTATTCCTTTCTGGATGTAGAGTAAATGGCTGGCTATGGGAGCTTCATCTCTTAAAAGTGAAGCTCCCATGCATTCCCTAGCATATTCTGTGTTTATTTTAATGCACCCGTCATAGGGGCTTTCGATGATCACGAGTATTATTATGTGATATCACTACATTCATCGCTTGGATGTATAAGATTGTTTTCCCATCCATCTCTTGGTTGCTCCAATTTGTTCTCTTCAATAAAGATAACAACAAGTTCGGCCCATATGGCAGCATCATGGTGTGCACTTGCTGTAACTTCTTCATCTCTTGTTGTTAACCATCCAGCAAAACCGTATAAGGCTTCACTTGCTATTAATTTTTGTTCTTTCATTTTATCCTCTCTTTCTAAGCTTCTGCAGCTTCTTTTCGAGTCTTCTCCTAACTCCTCTTGGTTTGTCTCTTGCTTCTGCGATCTCAATAAGGAGGTTTTTTATGGATGGATCTTTCACTTTCTTTCCATCCATTTCTTCTGGTGTTAAATCTTCAAGATTAACCGGGACAAATCTGTTGTCTGCTGCTTTAATGAATTTCTCATATGCCTCTTTGCTGTCGAATGTGATTATTTCACCTGTATCTGTGTTCATATTATTTTCTCCCTAATCGCTTATATTGTTGATTGCTTTAATGACAGCAATTAAATCTAAATCATCGACCGTTTGCTCTAGGATCATCTGCTCTGTTTTTACTGTTTCCTCAATATTATGCTTGATCCCCCAAACTTCTTTTATTTTATCTTTGAGTTGGTCGGCGTCATGAGAATTTTCTACCTCTTCTTTGGTGTATGGTCTTTTGTCGATCACCCCATATTCACCTCTTACTGTCTGTTTTGTGATTTCGATCTTTTCTATTGTTATTTTATACATGTTCGTCCTTTTTTTCTATAAAATTTCTCTTCTGCTGTCTTCAAAAACATAGGGGATTTAAAACAAAACCAACACCCTTGATCGTCCATTCTTATGTTTTCATGTCTGCCTCTCGCTACGTATTCCCCTAGTATAGGGCATAGCTTATCTTCTCCATTATCCATAGAACATTGTTCACAATAGTTCTCAATAAACATATAAGTATCTGAACCATTTGACGGTTTGTACATTTCTGATTTTTCTTTTATTTCACAAATATATTTATGTAAATCTCTTTTTATTTCTGATGTTTCTTTGTCTACTTCTGGAAATAAACTCATGTTCATCCTTTATTTTGTGCTTATAATCACCCCGGAAGGGTGATGTTTCTAAAATGGGATTTCGTCTTCATTCATGACAATGGGTGCGCCATTTGGTGCTCTTCCCACTTCATATTGTCCCGGCCCTGGTTCCTGTCCTGGTTGGAGTTGATATCTCGGCTGTTGTGATTGTCCAGCTGGTTGTTGTCCTGGTTGAGGTTGTCCTGCTGCTGGGTTTGTTGGGTTGTATGCTGGGGCTGGGGTTGGGGCGTGGTTATATGCTGGGTCTCCTGCTGGGTTTGGATTTGGGGCTGTTTGCCCTGGTGTTGGTGGATTATATGCTGGTGCTGTTGTTGGAGCTGATGTTGGTGCTCCATATGTGCTTTGTGGTGCTCTAGCTGGTTGTTGTCCTGGTTGTCCTTCTTTGCTGCCTAGCATCTGCAAATTCTCAACGGTTAAGCCATGCTTGCTTCTCTTTGCGCCATCTTGCGCGATCCACTGATCGAGCTTCAATCTACCATCTATAAGAACATGCGATCCTTTTCTCAAAAATTGATTAGCGATTTCTGCAGTGCGTCCGTGAAATGCAAGATCAATAAATAATACTTCTTCTTTTTGCTCTCCTGTTTGTGTTTTAAATTTCCGTGATACTGCGATTGCTGTGTTTGCGATTGCAGCGCCGGCTTGTGTATATTTCATTTCGATGTCTCTTGTGAGGTGTCCCTCTAAAATTGTTTTATTGTATCCCATGTTAATCCTTTAGTATGGTGATAATTGATTGCTGCATTTTTTCCAGCCCCTCATATTCCGTCTGTTCACTTGGTGCTAGTAATCGTCCGTCCTTAATCTCCTTTTTAAATTTTGCAAATTTATCATAAAGTTTTTGATAATATTTTCGTTTATTTTCATTTAGCATCTTCTGTCTCCCGGCGAATTTGTGCTCTTGGTTTAGCTGCTTCATCCTCGAGGTCCTTCAGGTTGTCCTGATACTCTTTGTCTGTCTGTGGTTTTTCCCTATAAAACTCTTTGAATCCATCTTTGAATGTTTTTCCTGTCTGAGTTTTGATATATGCGATTTCAAGTTCTGTTATCAGCTGTCCTGCTCCTCCTGGTTTTTTATGAACTTCTGCGAGCCTTTTGATCTCTTCATGAATGGCCGGATCTGTTCTGTATGTTCTGCTCATGTACCCTTCGGGGCATCTTGGTGCTCTTTTATTGTTCATATCTCTTCTCCTTCTATGTATGTTTCCTGGAAGTCATTCGGATCCGGTTGTGTCTTTTTGATATCTGCGAGCTCATCTGAAAACTCGGCGCCCATAAGTACTTCTGGCATCACTGTTCTGATAAAAAAAGCAGAAGCCCTATATTGGAGCATGAGTTCTGGGATCGTCTTCCATTTTGCGTTCCAGCGCTCCTGGACTGCCATCTGTGCTGTTACTGTAGGTCCACGGTACTCGTGGCCGCCAATGTACCCAACAGCAAAACACCACTGTGTTCTGCTCTCGTCCATCACGTATTGTAATGGTCTGTCAAGTTTGCCGCTTCTGTTCGCAACTGCTATAAGAAACTTTGCGTCAAATCCAACTTTTCCATGTATAACATGACAATTAGAAAGGGCTGTTTCAACCGGTACATTTAGATTCATTGCTATATTTACCAGGCTGTGAACCTCCTGTGGTTTACCCTGGAGTTCCCTTGGAACTGCCATCGTGTGCATGATGCGGTTTACCTCTTGAATTGCGACTTCATTTTTTTGCGCAAAGATCGCGACGCTTGTTTGAGTTGGTGTGTTTTCCATTTTCGTCCTTTGTTTTGGTGTTTTAAATTATATCGCGTTTGTGCTTAATAGACACTTATGTATCGTTCTTAAGGTATTAAATTATCCGTAATGCTATGCATCAAATCATTTTTAGTTTCATCTGTTTGGCTAATCATGTGTAAATATAGGATTGCTATTATCGCTAGAGCGGTTAGTATCCCTTTCATGTCTTACTCCTGATTTTTGATGGTTTCAAATAATCATTCATGGTGTGAGTCCATGTGTCCTTCTGCTTTTTCTCCATGTCATGTGGTGTTGTGTTCACGGCCATAATTGCCGTGAAGATTGCGAGTGTTATTGTAAATATTATTGCTAATATTTTATTGTTCATTTTTCGTCCTTTTTAATTATTTTAACTTTGCCTCTTCTGATTTTGGTTACTATCTTTGTTGGTGAGATCTTATCTAATGCCACAACTCCGTTTATATCGTCTGCATATGTGGCAAATTTTACTAAGCTTCCATTTAACCATATGTCATAAAAATTATTTCCAGTGTAGTGTTTGCTGCTTTTATCAGTTGCTACTATCATTTTTCGTCCTTTGGTATTTCTGGGTATTTAATCTTATCAAATAATCTGTCAATAACAATATCTGTCTCATCATTTATTTCACTCATATTTAAAACAAGCATATTGAGGACTGCTATCTCTTCACGATATTCTTTTTCCTTTTGTTTGTATTTTTCTTGTGTCATTTCTTATTCTTTTGTTTTTCCTTATATGATCCATTACTCCAGGCGATCTCTGTTATCCTAGCTATAAACTCTTCTTGATCCTCTTCTGGTCTTTGCCGTGCTGCTGATCCTTCATTGTACCACCATGTTTCGTAGTCTGCCTTTGTGGCATCACTTACTCTCCCGGCAGCGATATTGTCTTCTATCTTCACCGCTTTGTATATCTCGGTCCGGCCGTATCTGTCTCCTATTCTCTTTTGGAACGCTTTCGCACTCTCAATATCTAGGGCTTCAGATTCAAATGCGATCGGCATGCCTTTCCTATCTTTTTTTATATGTGAATCGCGTTCTGCAACAACCACATAAATTTCTTTTGGTAATCCACTCATGTCAGTCCTTTTTCTCTTCAAGAGGTGTTACCTCTTCATGATTCGATACAAAATGTTCGTCTGCGCTTCCTGCTCTCAAACATCCAACATAAACCCTGCCATTCTTTTTTTTAAGATATATTTTTCCATTTCTAATTACTTTAAAATAAGTATCTATTCTAACTGCTCTAGTTGTCATGATCTACTCCTCTCTCTCTGGCCATGGTAAGATGTTTTTTGCTATTGAAGCTTTGCTCTCACCGCTTAGGTACTTTGCGTATCCTATGAGTTTTTCGTCGATGTCTCGTCGTGCCTCATCAATGATCACATCATCAAACATTCTAATTTTCACAAAGTTGCCGCCGGCGCTCTCTGCAAAAACAAGCGCAGATCTCTTGGGTTTGATTCCGTTGAGCTCCAACACCTTCTCATAAAATGCTATCTGTCGTGCATAGTTAAAATCTGTTACTGTTGATTTTAAATCTCGATCGTCGATTCTTTTTGTTGATTTTAAATCCAGCATGATTAGGGCCTTTGTCAAGAAGTCAACCCTGCATTTTATCTCGAGCTGTGTTGCTGGATCAATTGCAAAAAAACTTCTCTCTGCATATCCTGCCTGGGTAAAGTCTTCAACTCCGAGGAGTTCGTTTATGATCGCTTTGGCATTGACTGCCATTGCTGCTGCTAACTTCACCTCATCTTCACCGACAGATATTCTTCCATCAAGTTTAGCCTCGTGGTCCTCCCACTTCTGCTTTCCTATAGTGGTGCTCTTTTTTGCTCCGACCGGTTGCACGCTGAACTCTTGATCGAATGTTTCCGGCTCGAGTGTCATGGTGTGCACCAATGTTCCAAAGTCCATCGTGCCTGTTGTAAATTTGAAAAGTTCCCGGTGTTTGAAGTGCGCATAGCTTTCGTCCATAAGCTTTAGCTGGCTGCTGCTTATTGCTGGGTGTTCATGGTACTCTTCATTTGTCATGATGATCCCAGGGCCTATGTCCTGTGTTTGTGGTTGTTCTGGTTGTGGCATTTTTAACATTTTTTGTCCTTTGTGTTTTGATGTTTCTTATTTTATCGCATTTGTGCTTATATTTTTCTTAGGGTTCCGCGACCATTTTCGGACCGCTTCGCTCATGCTGTCTGCATCTATAATCACTCCTTCAACTTCATATCTTTTGCCGCCTATGTGCCTGCTTCTTACTTTTATATTGTCTTTCATTTTTTATATTCTTTCATACTTAATTAAAAAATCATAGAATTCATGAGCCTTGATGACGCTTATATCCATAATTTCTTTAATCTGCTTATGCTTGAACCCATTTATTCTCTTCAGTTTAATAAGTTCTTTGAGATAATATTGTTTACCGCGCTTAAGTTTCAATTCATTAATATTCAGAAATGGTCGCAACTGCTTTGGTGTGGCTGTGGCCCATATTGATAAAATCTCAAAAGCGAATACTTGATATGAAATCTCCAGGGATAACATCTCTTTGAAATATGGATCAAGTTCCTTCATGAGTGGGATATCTTGTTTTGTGAATGGATCAAGTTTTGTGTAATATCTTATTTTGTCTATCACGCTGCGCTGTTCTTTTCTGTATGTCTCTCTCTCCTGATATCCATAGTAATCCACAAAAAAAAGGACAAGCTTATTTATTTCCTTTTGTGTGAGTTTCATACTATAAAACTCCCGATAATGTTAAATATGGTTAATATCAGCAAAACAGCGGCGGCAATGAAGCCTATCGCTGCGAGCGTGATTCTCTGTCTGAGTGTTAACTCCATGATACTTTTCCGTCTAGTTGCGTGACTCCGATTCTTTGGAGTTCTGCTCCGATCTCTGGTGACATTGAAGCGATCCATTTTCTAGTGAATTTTGCGACGTCTGATGCTGGTGCTCCTTGGGTGTCTATTTTAATTTCAAAATAAACGCTAACCGATTTTATTTGGTGCACCTCTCCAGTGTGTGGATCGTGTGGTGGAAGGTCATCATGTATTACTCCATTCTCGTGATCTTCGATCTCCTGATTGATCTGCTCTTGCGCTACTGCTCTGACTTCTGGTGTGTCTGGAATGATAATCGGAGACACATACTCTTCTCCTGGCCGCGTGGCTCCTCGAGGGGTAGTCAAAGGAATATCTTTTGTCTCTTTTAAATGATCAGCAATGGATCGATGCCCTTCTATTTGCTCCGGAGTGTATGGAGTGATTGGTCTGTTTGCTGCTTCGCATGTTGCCTCTGCTGCTCTTTGCGTTTCTATATTTTCTCTCTCTTTTGCGCGGATCTCTTCTTCTCTGCGTTTGATCTCTTCATCTGCTCTCTGTTTTGCTTTTCTT